ATTGGATATGGCTAACATCGACGGTTCTCAAAACTTTAGAATTATCATGAGATATACAGCAGGTGTTCAGTTCGGTATCGGACAAGACATCGTTTACTATGGTGCTTACTAATAAAAAAACTAATTAAAGGGTGGGTAGAAACACTCACCCTTTTTAATAACAAATTAAAACTTAACAGATATGGCTTGTAATTTATCAGCTGGAAGAAACGAAGTATGTAAAGATAGTATAGGTGGCTTAGGCGGTGTATACTTTTTTCAACAATATACAACAGGCTCTTTCACTAAGAATGGTACTGGAGAAGTTACTGCATTCCCTTCAGGAAGTATAGTTTACTACTACCAGTTAAAAGGAACAAGTGCTTATACTGAGACAGTTAACACATCTCGCGAAAATGGTACAACTTTCTTCTCACAAGAATTAGTTCTTAACTTGAAGAAATTGACAAACGAAATGACTACTCAATTAAAGCTTATGGCTTATGGTAGACCTCAAATCGTTGTTCATACACAAAACGGAGATGCTTTATTAGTTGGTGAAGTAGAAGGTGCAGATTTAACTGCAGGTACAATTCAAACAGGAGCAGCAATGGGAGACCTTTATGGTTATTCTGTTACTATGACAGGTATGGAGAAATTACCAGCAGCATTTATCTCTGGCTCTACTATTTCAAATCCATTCGCAGCATTATCAGGCTCTGGAGCCCCAACTGTTGTTTACGGAACTAATGACTAATCAGTATATCACAATATATTATTAAAGCCCTCTCATAGTAGAGGGTTTTTTTATTGAGTATATTTGTAATTTGCATTGTTAAAGATAAGAACAAACTAATACAAGATAATGCTTACTTATTTTATATCTGGTAGCAATGGATACACACTTAGAACCAATCAAACGACAGGTAGTGCATTCACATTGTCATTACAAGATATGACAAGATTAACAAATACTACTGCATCTTTATCAAACATATCATACAATAAATGTGAAAGTATGTTATCATTTACTGCATCTATAAGTGGTGCAATAGTAGGTGAAGAATACAGAGCAACATTAACTAGTGGTAATAATACACTTTGGAATGGGTCAATACAAGCATACATGTCTCAAAGTGTAACTAAACCTGAATACAATACACAGAATGATGGATTTATTTCACATCCTTCTGCAAACGAATATGTAATTATAGACTAATATGAAAAAAGAAACGAAACTTTCAATTGTAAATGTAACCAATAACCAACTTCCTTATATTACAGAGGATACTAAATCTCGTCATGCATGGGTGCCATTCGGTGTTTATGGACATGATGACTTCTTTGATGCAGTTAATATTGCATACAACGCATCAACAACTAATGCTGCATGTGTAGAAGGTATTGCTGATTTAATTTATGGTAAAGGTTTATACTCAAAGAATGAGGCATTTAATGAGATATTACAAAAGATAATTCCGCAAGAAGAAACTAAAAGAGTATCATTTGACTTAAAGTTATTTGGTAATGCAGCATATCAAGTTTATTGGAATGATGAACATACTAAAATAATTAAGATGTTTCATACACCAATTCAGACTTTACGAGCTGAAAAGTTATATGATAATCCTAAGATAGAAAATTATTATTATTGTGTAGATTGGAATGACCAAAGAAAGGTAAGAGATAAGAAAAAGATACCTGCATTTGGAACATCTAGAGAAAAGATGGAAATACTATGGGTAAAGAATTATACTCCAAATTTATACTATTATAGTTTGCCTGATTGGGTATCTGCAATGCAATACTCAATCGTTGAAGGTGAATTATCTAACTTACACTTAAACAACATTGAAAATGGTTTCTTACCAATGGTGATGCTGAATATGAATAGTGGAGTTCCGGCACCAGAAGAAAGACAAACAATAGAAGATTTATTATATGCTAAATTTACAGGTACTAAAAACGCTGGTAAGTTTATGTTGTCGTTCAATGACGACCCTACAACTAAACCGACAATTGATGTTATCCAAATAGATAACTTACATGAGAAGTTTCAATATGTTGCAGAATACGCACAAGATAGAATATTAGTTGCACATAGAATTACTTCTCCCCTGTTATTCGGTATTAGAACTCAAAACAACGGATTTAGTTCTCAGTCAGAGGAAATGATGACTGCATTTAGTATCATGCAATCTATGACTATCTCTCCATTCCAAAACTTAATCTTAAATAGTTTAGATATGGCATTGAGAGAAGGTGGATATAGTGATATGGAATTATACTTTGAACAGGCTACTCCATTAGTAATTCTTTCACAACAAGCTGAGGAACAAGACAAATCAGTTGCACAAGTAGACGATGAAACTAATAAAGCAATGGAAAATCCAGCAACTACTGAAGAAAGTCAAGACCAAACAGTAGAGGAACCATTGCCAAACAAAGCAGATGAGGAAACATTTAGAATGCCGACATCATTAAGTAAAGAATACGAAATATATAAATAACCATTATGGCAACAGCACTTTTTATAACAAGAAATGATATCATAAAGAATAGTCCATTAGGTGGAGCAGTAGATGCAGATGCATTACTACCATTTATGAACACTGCACAAGTAAAGTATATCAAAAACCTTATAGGTACAGTTTTATACGATTACTTACAGGCACAAATCATTGCAGGTACAGTTGGTAGTTTACCAATAGCTTATCAAGACTTATTAGACGACCACATCAAACCAACTTTAATTTGGTATACATGTGTAGAATATATTCCATTTAGTTCTATTCAATTCAAATCAAATGGAGCAGTTAGACAATCATCTGAACAGGCAACTGCACCTTCTAAATTGGAAATAGATTATCTTAAACAACAATCACAAGCAAATGCTGACTATTATGCTTTAAGATTACAAAACTATTTGATATCTTACTCAAACGAGATACCACAATACTTAGAGTCAGTAGGCAATCAAACACAAATATACCCAGACCAAACAAATCAATTTTTTGGTGGCATACAATTATAATAAACTATGAGCAATTACTTACAATATAATCAGGGAGTAAACTATACACTTTACTACAATGTATTGGATTACTTTGAAACTATTATGAATAATCATCCTTCTATTACGAAAGTAACTACTGGTGATTTGACAACAATAGATGATAAAGAGTTTCCTATGTATTTATTTGGTAATGTAAACATATTGCAAAGTAGAATTAGTGACTCAACAACAATACACCAAGTACAATTGGTAATAGCTGATAAAATTAAATTAAAGAATAACGAAAGTAATCCTGTGACAAATATGCAGGATATACCATTTTACGGAACTGATGACACTATTGATATACTAGCTAACACACTTGCAATTATAAACGATTTAACGTCATTTACGCAGTATTCGGTATCTTCCTTTGACATAGATGGAGAAATCGTCTGTGAACCTTTTATGGATAGATTTAACAATGGTTTGGCAGGACACGTTGCAACATTTGATTTAACTACACACAATTCACGACCAAGATGTTTGTTTGACCTTTATCCATCAGGGTCCTATACAAATAATCCTAATTGTTAATGGCTACTATAAAGCATCCTAAAGAAATTAAACAAGTTGCACTTTCAATTAGAAACATTGCAGCTAAATTGGCCCCATATAATTCAGGTAATTTAAGAAATACATTAAATTCTTATAACACACCTGATAGAATGATTAAATATGGGCCTAAAGGTAGTGCTGATATTATTTATTCAGTAGGGCCTCCAGGTGCAACTTATGGTAAATATTGGAACAGTCCTTATGGAGCAGGTAGTGGTAGAACTGCAACTCTAAAAAAGAAATATCCACAAAGCTTTGATTATGGTGATAAAGCCATCAATAACTCCCAAGTTAAACAATCTATAAAAAATTATGCTAAAGCATTAGGTGTATCGGTTGCAACCGAATTAAGACAATCAATTAGAAAACCATAATCCATCACTGATTTTTTTATTTTGAATGGTTAGATAATAAAAGAATAAAGTAATGGCTTTAAGTATTACACAAACCCCAGCAACAGCATCTTTAGCACAATCACCTATTGTATTTACATTAAGTGAGAATACTCCTGTTTATACTTCTTCATCGTTTCAATATATTGGTGAATTATTTTACTGGCAAGGTGCAACAACTGCATCCGGGTCTGTTCCTAATTACACAATTACTAAGTTTCCAAATACTGTTGGTGTTGGTATTTTTGACTTAAATAGAATTATAAACTCTACATTAACAGATTACGCTCAAGCTAATACTTCTAATGTAGTTTATTTTGCATCAGACTTTTATTGGCAATATCTTTCAGGTAGCACTTATGTAACTGGTAGCCATGTTAAATCATCTACATATAAAGCATTAGATGGTTATGGTATATTCCAAGAACCAATAGGACAACAGATATCTGTTAAAACTCCACATTGGCCTTTAATGACCGATGGCCCTGCAACACAATCTGCATTGATTGAAAATAAAGGAAATGCTGGTGTGTATGTTGGTAGTGTTGGTGCAACTGCTCCAACTAAGATAGTTTATACAGGTAATACCGGTACAGCTGATTTTGCATTAACTGCAACAACTGCAACAACTGGTCAAATTGCACAATATCCAATAGGCCCATCACAAGCTGGATTTCCAATTACAACCACAGGATTAACTTATTATACTGTTCAAGCATATAATGCTACAACTCCATTGGGAACTCCTATTAAATACAACGTAGATTGCATACAGAAGTATCCTAACGTAAGAATTAAATGGAAAAATAGATATGGCCAATTTGATTGGTTTAATTTCTATATGGTAAGTACAACATCTTTTACTACTGAAAGGAAAACATATCAACCGCAATTAGGTAGTTGGGAAAGTTCAACCCTTTCATATCAAAATTACGATAGTGGTATCTTAAATTATATTGATGACTCAAAACAGGGGTTATCTGTAAATACATTCTATGTGCCCGAAAGTTATAATGACATATTCAAACAACTTTTAGTTAGTGATGAGATATATTGGATTTATAATGAAACAACAGGTGATTTAAGGCCTATAACTATTGCAACATCTAATATGGTATTTAAGACGGGAGTAGTAGATAAATTAATTCAATATCAATTTGAATTTAACTATGGTCAGGCATATAAATTGATAATGTAATATGGGAATAATAAGCACACAAGGATTTACCTTTAGACTTATTGCAAATGGAACAGAATTAGATTTATTTGCAGATGAGGATTACTTAGTATCAGATAACATAACAGGTCTATTTGATATTGGTGTATTGCCTGCAGATTTTACAAGACAAATAGTTTTACCTGGTTCAAAGACCAATAATGCATTCTTTGAACATGTATATGATATTAGTATTGTAAATCCATTTTTATTTGCAACAAACCAGAAGGTTCCAGCTTATTTTGATTTTGACTCTGTTTATGTATCACAAGGTTATTTACAATTAAACAAAGTAAATGTTAAGGCAAATAAATTTATTGAGTCGTATGAGGTAACAATCTTTGGAAGTTTATCTTCATTTGCGAGAGACTTAAAAACTAACTTCTTAACTGATTTATCTGTATTAAATCAATTCAATCATACTTCATCTTTAGAAAATATAACAGGTAGTTGGAGTGGTAATTTATTTAGTGGTGCAATTGTTTATCCTATGGCAGAATATGGCCAAAGAATACAATATACTCCACAAGATAACTTTTACGGAATTGATGATATAAGTGGTAGTTTAGCAATACAAGATTATAAACCTGCGATAAGAGTTAAAGAAGTATTTGATGCTTGCTTTGAACAGTTTGGATATACCTATACATCTTCTTTTATGAATGAAGGGTTTTTGAATGATGTATATATGGTTTGCAATAATCAATTAAGATATCCTTTATATAATGAGTATAATTTAGAAAAATACGGACTATTCAAAATGTCAGTAAATAGTGGCAGTGGTATGGGAACTTTAATACCTGGAGATGTTACTGATTTTACGTGGTATAATATAGAACAAAATCCATATAATTCATTATCACCAAATTTAGTTTATACATTAGCAACTACTAGCTCTATAAAAGGAACATTAAACTTAAATCTAAAATTAGACCCATTTGCTGCAGGAACTGGAACACCTGAGTTTTTCTTAACTGCAACAAATCAAACTACATCAACAATATATTCTTCTTCATTACAAAATTATAATACATACTTTGAAGAACTAAGAAATTATTGGATATCAACAGGAACATCAACACCTGAAGAGAAGTTTACATTGCAAACTGGATTTCTAACACAAGTTTTACCAGCTGGTAATTATAAGTTTGGAATAAAGTATAATAGATTGTATGCAAGTAATTTTGGTGTATTAGTTGACCCTGACAATGAATTAAAATCTTATTTAGAAATAACTAAGATAATGCAAGCAGGTGCAGGTAAAGTAATGGATATACCACTTAACATGCCTAAAGGAACTTCAGGCATTAAATTAATTGATTTCTTAACAGGCATACAAAAGAAGT